GTAGGACTAGCAAGAGGAGCTTTAGTATTCAACTGTGTCTGTACATTAGATGTAACACCATCGACGTAGTTTAGTTCAGCAGCAGTACTGGTTACTGTAACTCCATTAAGGGACAGTGCATCAGTTTCCAGAGTACCATCAACATCAACATTACCTGAGATGTCTAGTGTCTGAACAGTAGTTGTACCAGTTAACGCAGCGTTATTAGCGTTTGCTTTAGTTGCTGATGCAGTTGCAATGTTATTAAACTCTGTATCAATCTCAGAGCCTTTTACAATCTTAGCAGCGTTACCTGAAGGTAGAGAATCCTTTGCTGCAAAGTCAGTAGTTTTCGTATAGTTCGTCATTAGATTAATCTACCTATAAGTGCTTCAATGTTTACTTCTTGTATGGACAGTGCTCTTTCGTTAATTGTACAGTCCAAACCAATAGTGGCTACTCTGCCAGATCCGGTTGCTTTAGCTTTAGCTGTGTCAATAATAATTGTAGCACTGTATTCTGATGTGCTTACGTTGTACTCAGATAATCCGTACTCAGCGATACTAGCGTTGGCTACAGTTACAGCTTGCTTTGTGTATCCTTCAGTGTAGTTATATCCCCAGTTAACTGTTACTGGTGCGCCTTGACCACCAATAACTGTAAAGTTAATTTCTTTTAGAATCTTCAGTCTACTAGCGTCACCAAAAGACAACGGGTTAGTGTAGTAACGCATTGTGTAGGTATCAGTGTCATCTAAATATCCGTTGTACTTATTAATACCTTTGACAGACCCTAAGTACAGTGTACCGTCTGCTGCTCTATTACCACATAAAATCTTAGTGCTAGGCCATGTAGTCACACGGTTACTACCGTCCTCTAGTTTACCTCGCATATCAAAGCAGTAAACAATAGAGCTTGTGGGCAAGAACAGCAGATAGAAAGAATGCTCTGGACTGTAAACAGACTTAATGTTGTTAGTCTGCGTGTTGACAGTGAACATCATATCGTCACGTACATTCTTAGATACGTCACCAATAGGGTTAGATTTCTCTTGTATAACTCTGCCCAAGCTACGTACACCAGTGTCGGACAGGAAGATCAAGTCTGTACCTGTAGACTGCACTGTATCCCTAGCAATACAGCCAATGTTTGTAATAGCGTCTGCTAGTACCATACTAGATGGCGAGCTTGCACCAGAGTACAATAGAATACTACGCTTACCAAAGATAACTAAGAAGTCGTTAAACTCTGCTAAGGCTACAATCTCATCGTGTCCTGTAGGCCATACAGTTGTAACGTCTAAAGAACCTGAAGAACCCCCTGACCACGCATGTCCAGACAATAAGTCAGACCAGTACAACGTGTGCTTGTTACCAGTAACGTCAGCAGCCCACACACGACCAAAAGCTGCTAGAGCTTCATTGGCTTGCGGTGGTGTACCTGTAGCATGGCTATGGTCACTAAACTTCTCTAATACTCCACTGCCAGACTCATCAGTGTAGATAAGAGGCTCTTGTCCACGTTGAAAGAAATAAGCATGATTGTTAAAGTTTATAATCTTCCAGTTGTTTGCACTGACTGTGTAGCTGCCGGGAGTAACATCAGTTAATGTAGTCGTACCAGTAAACACTTTACTGTTACCAGTAGAAAAGACTACAATGTCACCACTTTGATCTACAAACTCAAAGACAGTCTCAATACCAAGGCTAGACCCTAGTGGCGTAGCACTGCTTGTGAGCTTATCTAAGCCCTGTCTAGCGCCAATACGTCCATACTTATCTACTACCATGTTCTCAGCAATAGACGCAAAGGACGCATCCTGAGCAACAGGAGAGTCTTGTGTGTTGAGTCCCTTAAAACCGGGAGCAGCAATGTATATGTTCTGTCTTTCTTGAGCCATTATGGAACCGTGTAAATGAATTCTTCAGGGTTCTTGTAAGCATCCAATGCAACGGCATCAGACAAGTGCTTGTCAGCAATCAAGAAGTAATCCTGTGCTGTAGTGCCCCCAGTTTCCCCACGTTCTCTAGCCAACAAAGCTACAGCGTTGTGGACAATAGCGTTCTTAGGTAACACTGTAGTGTCTGCATCCCCAGACAGTTCAGCTTCCCTAGCAATCAGGTCAAAGCGCATGTTAAATACACCTGATGGCTTAGGGTACACTCTTACTTTAGTATCATTGTTACTGTCAATACCACTAAAGGTATATGAGTCAGGAGTGCCTGTAACTTCACCGGAGATATAGTAAGCGTTGTTAAACCAGTTAGGTGACTCATAACGCATAAAAAAGTTAGATGTGTCGTTGATGACACTGTACACTTTTACACGTTCTCCAGCATTTGTTAGGCTGTACTCTGTAGTGTCTGCTACAGTAGGAACCACAACAGTTGTCCGTAGTGCAGACCAATCATGTGAGTCTTCTACTACTTGCTTGGCATCATTAACAAAGTCACCTACCATCTTGCTGTAGGTGTTCTGTGATACACTGGATACTTCATCTTCCCGTAACCTACGTAGCACCTCGTTGACTATATTCAAATATGTGGTACTCATACTATATTCCTAAACATTCCTTGAGGTGCTGTGTATTGTGCTAGCGGTACTGTACGTGCTATTAATTGAGGAGCCTGATACTTCTTTTCAAATAGGAAATCTTCAAACAAACTTTCTGTAATTTCTCCAGCAGGTTTCTTCTGTGTTGCTGCTAAAGAAAAAGTAGGCTTAGGTATGTTTAAGTCTACAGAAGGTAAATCAATAGACGGCACGTCAACAGAGGCTACGTCTATATCTACACCTAAGTCGCTAAAGGGTTCAAACTCAGGTACTTCAACGCTAGGGACAGCTTTAGCAAAAGCTTCAGCGCCTTCCTTTACTGCCTGACCGCCTTCTGCTATTAACTGCCCTACTTCTTGAATAGGTTCATCAACAACTGCAACTGTTTCTCTAGCCACGTCTTCAGCCTTGGAACCTACTGTTCTTGCGTAATCTTCAATTGCTTTAACTTGCTCAGGTGTCTTATCTGGTAAGGCGGATAATAATGCTTCGGCTGCTTTTTTAGGTGGCTGCAGAATAACGTCATCTAAAACAGAGCCTACTGTTCTTAAAACATCCTCTGCTCTTTTGAATAACTCAGGTGTCTTTAAGGAGCCTCCTTCTTTAACATAAGTTCCCAGACCTGTTAACAAAGCGTCATCAAGAGAAGCACCTTTCACTAATTCTTTCTCAGTCCTAACTAAACCTTCAACTAAATCGTCTTGGTTTATGTTGTATTCTTTTGATAAGATCTTAGCAGTTAAACCTGCTTTTTCAAGAGCGTCTGTAGTGTATTTTTTACCAAGGGTTGTTCTACCAACTACTTCACCCTTTTCATTAACAAGATCTGTACCTTTGTTTAGTACAGCCAACGCAGGATTCCCTGAAGCAACTGCTGCGGTAAACTCTATGTTGTCAGCTACCGCTGTTGCTGTAGGTGTACCTGCAAGTTTAGTAGCGCCAGCAACTGCTCCTGCTGCTTCCATAAGACCTATGTCTCTACCTGACCCTGAAAGAACCTTAGCGCCAGTAAGCAACGCTGGGCCACCGGGAATAAACGAAGATAGAATACTGGCTACAGGACTTGACAATGCTTTTTGCAAATTAGAAGGTGTCTCAGGAATTACTCTAGTTCCATAGTCTCCTGCCCCAGAACCATAAAGACCTGTCTCTACATTGTAAGGAGTCTTTGTTAAACGCTCGTCGTAACCTGCTTCTTTCTTAGCTAGGTACTCTTGTTTATCCTTGCCTTCTAGCAAGTCAATAAGGTTAACCCCAGCAGGAGTATTTATGTAAACTTTTTCTCCAGATACAGGATCAACTTTGTATGGAGACAAGCCTTCTCTTGTATAGGTATCCATCCATGATTCAGCAACAGGCTCTTGTACAATCTCTTTGTAAGCTAAATCTCTAGTAGAACCTCCCATAGCTCTACCTCTACCGGGATCTACTTCACTGTACAAGTCTAACGCACGTTCAGCTACTTCTTCCTCAGACTCTCTAGCTAACTCATTAGCAGCATTACGCCAATCAGTAAACGGAGTGCGTGGGCCGAAGTCTTGATAACCGCTTGCTAGGCGGTCTAGCATTTCTTGGTTTAGACCTATGCTTCCTAAATCAATCTGCATGAGCTACTTATTTCCTTGTCTTCTCAAATGAGCGCATTGCACCTAAGCCTAACATGCCCATGAGGACAGGCATCATAGTTTCTAGCGGTACTAAGGGTATAACAATATCTATACCTGCTAGAGCCAATACAAAGTTAGAAAACGGAATTGTGATAAAGTTACCGAACATGCCTAATCCACATGTCCAGCCAATGAAGGGTCGCCATCCAGAAACAAATAAACTAGAGTGTCCTGCCTCTACTTTGTTTACTTCTAGCTGACCTTTAGCTAACTCTTGAGCATGACGCTCAGACATAGTAGCAATCTCATGAGCCAAAGCATTCTTCTGGTCTTTGTCCTCAATAAACTTATCAAGTAACCCTGTTACTGGGCCGACCAAACTAGCTACTATGCTCATACTTAGCTACCTCAATAAAACTAGGGGCCACCGTAGCAGCCCCCAGCTAAATGATTGTTACTTAGGAACAACCAAGGTGACACCTGACTCAGGACGAAGTACGTTTACACCGTACAAAGTATCTGAAGTAAACAGGTTAGCCAAGAACTCTTGCTTGTACTGAGTCTGTGAGCGAACTCCCAGTTGTTCAGCCATTACAATTGCATCCTTCTGGAACAACAGAGCGCCCAGAGAGTCTACAGAGGAAGCAGAGTTAGCAGCAGCAGTTTCAACAACAGGGCAGTTGGTGCTAACATATACGTCAATGCCGTACAGTTGACCAATCTGACCGCCGGGAACCTGACCGTTGTTTACAAAGTCAGAGCTAACGTAACGATCAATACCCATGATGGTGTTACGTACTGAAGGAGGAATGACAAAGCAGCGGTTCTCCATAGGAACATCAGCATCGTCTAGCTTTTGGATCAGACCACGGAATGCAGCATCAGTGAATACGTCAGCAGGAACAACCGTGTCAGCCGTGTAGGTAGACAAACCGTTGGTAGCGTCTGCGAAGAACGTACCGCCGTTGTTTAGGTAAGTCGTAGAAGACGTACCAGCAGAACCAAGGCCAGTAGCCAAGCTGTGCAGGTCAGTGTCAACTTGCTTCGCCAAAGCGTAGCCAGCATCTTCCGTGTAGAACTGACGCAGTGAGCTAAGAGCCTGTACGTCGGTAATGTCTTCAATCAAACGTGAGTATTCAAAGTGCTTGTCAATAGAGATCTGCACTTCACCTTCCGTAGCGTTCTGAACCGTTACAGCAGTGTTCTCAGCTTTAGCGTGAGCGTCACCACGGACAGGCTTAGGCACATGGATGGTATCACCCTTCTTGCCAGCCATAGACATCTTCTTGACAAGGTTTGCCAATACGAGGTTCTTCTGGTAGGCCGCAATAATCTCATCACTCCAGATTTCTGGAATAAAAGTAGCTGCGCTAGTGTTGTCAACGAACCCGCCAGTTGCGGGATATGTGGAATCAGTCATAATAAATATCTCCTAAGATATACTATCTGACCCGTTTTTCTGCATATGCCTTCATGATCTCTGGTTGTAGAGCAGCATAGCGATCAGGGTCGTTTCTCATAAGGTTAATAATGTCTGCGCGTCTATAGATCTTCTTAGGTGCTGATTCAGTGCTACCACTGGCATTACCAGTAGAGGCTGCTTTAACTGCTTGCTTACGGGATTGCTCCTCTACAGCGGCAGTCTGCTGTACAATGTTCTGTCGCTCTTTCCACAAGCTAAATAGCTCATCAGCGGATTCACTATCGTACTGCTGGTCTGCTGCTACAAACAGTCTAGTCCTAACATTGGATGCTTTAATCCATTCAGCAAAGTTAGCATCTTGCAAGATCTGTTGCATATCAGGGTGCTTACGTTGTAGCTCTGATAGCGCAGTGCTTGCCTTATACTGCTTTGTGACTTCTTCAGCTTCCTTAATCTTAGGATGGTTCTGAATAGCCCTATCTACAGCCTTATCAGGGTCTGTAAACCAATCTACTTCTTCGACTTGTTGGGGTGCTTCTTTAGTATCTTCTGTGAGTTGTGTCTGGATATACGTATCAACAACCTTACGTAGCTCACCTACTTCAGAACTCTGTCGGCCCAATAGCTTCTCAGCTTCTTGGTGCATCT